TCGCCCAGCCACGGATGTACCATTGAAGACGCTCTTTGCGATACTCGTAACCCCAGCCGTTGCTACGGCTGGTCAACTCACGGATCTTATGTTTCATCTTCTTGATACTTTCGGGATGCAACAGATACTGACACTTACCGTTCCTACGACCAAATGCGTAGGAAAGAAACTTGATGTCACGAATATAGGCTACCTTGGTCTTTTCTCGATTCACTTTCAGGAACAACTTCCCTTCTATAAAAGGGACAATGTGATCGTAAGTACGATGAGCAGCCTTACGGCTCTTGCAAAATATCAACAAATCATCCGCATAGCGAACAAACTTGTGACCGCGACGTTCCAGCTCCTTATCCAATTCATTGAGCATAATGTTGCTTAATATTGGACTCAAAGGGCCACCCTGAGGTACCCCTAGTTGAGTGGGCTGATATTTGCCGCAATGGATGACACCTGCGTTCAGATAGCGATGTATCAGAGATACTAATCGACTGTCCTTGATAGTACGAGACAACACCTCTATCAATTTGGAATGGCTGACCGTGTCAAAGAACTTCTCCAAATCCATATCAACTGTGAACAAGTATCCCTGTTCAATGTACTCACCGCACTTCAACAATGCCCTATGACTACCACGGTCAGGACGGAAGCCGTAGCTCATCTCGCTGAACTGTGGTTCATAAAGCACCTCAAGCACCTGATTGATGGCTTGCTGTACAGTACGGTCAACTACCGTAGGGATGCCAAGCCCACGTTTCTTACCATTGCCCTTGGGGATTTCCACTCTGCGAACGGGATTAGGTTTGTATGTGCCTTCAAGGAGGGAGGCTATAAGCTCCGAACCATGCTTCTTCAGGTAAGCAAGCAGGTCTTCAGTACTCATTCCGTCTATTCCACCGCTACCCTTGTTGCTCTTCACTTTCTTGTAAGCAGCATTCATATTGGCGGGAGAGAGAATAAACTCCAGCAATCCGTCTTTCGGACAGGTAAAGGATGTAAGTCCCTGTTCGCTTATCCCCATGAAGGTCTGCAAACCGGCCATAACCTTGGGCTCCACCCTACTATCCGGCCGGTCTAATCTCATTGATTCGTTCTGCATTCTTTCCTTCATAAGGTAATCTTCATTTGACTTACTGATTAATGGTTCGACCCTTGACGACACTCTCATATCGCTACTATGGTCTCGGCTGACTTCTCACGACAAATCTTGTTTCAACCACATGACACTAAGTAGTGACACCTGTCCGTGAGACCTCCCCAGATAAGAACGTACGCTTTCATCTCATGTGCCCTCTGCATTTACCATGTATGGATTCGGATAGTTATAGGACTTTGCCTTGTCGTGCAGACTTGTCCGCCATACACGGCCTTGTATCCAGTTTCTGTTCGTAAGGCCGAGAATTTGCCGCCAGCTTCCTTCAGATTCCACATCGCTATGGACACCCTTGCTATTGGCTAACGATTCCCACTATCAGGGCTCGCTCGGGACTTGCACCCTAGAGCGTACGCCCATGCTGGGCGTACACAAAAATGGCACCGACTTTCACAAGCCAGTGCACATAAGAGCAATGAAAACACAAAAGAAGTGTTTTCGGTTACAAAGGTACTAAAAGAAACACAACTACAAAAAATCTTTGAGCAGCTCTTCATCGCTAATAAAGCTGTAATCCCTAGGATAGAATGTATTCGCTAATGCATCCATATAGTCAGGAGAACGCTTGATACGTTTTTTTATGTCTTCTTTAGCCTCAATAATAATTTTGCCATTACTGAGAAATCTCCATTTAGTTTCAGTCGCTTCTTCCATTAACTGATCACATGGAGGTAAAGCTGCACCAAATCCATTTTTAGGATTGAGCCAATCACGCAAAGCCCAATACAAATATGCTCGCATATTGGCAAATTCATATTCTCCGGTAATATCATGTAAACTATCTGCGCCTTCTGAATATTTACATGAAAAAGCATTTGTAAATTTTTCTTCTAGCAAACGGGAATAAACGCCCGCCCCCTCTCCTATCGTATCAATAAATGCTTTTGCTCCCTTCTTCTTTAAATATGGTATTGTCATACCTACTACATGCATGTGATCCGCACGTCCAGCAGATTGATGAACTTCAAATTGAGGAACATAGTTTCCATATCTCGGACAAAGCACACTATTGTCGCGTCCCATACCGGCAACGTCAACCCCTAACTTGCAAGATTTGGCTGGAATGAAACCGTTTGCTTGTAATTCTTGCCAATTCCTGTTTGCTATCTCTATCCATTCATAAGGTATAAGTACATCTTCAGAAACTTTCGGGAACATGCCAAGTACCTTAACTCGAAATAAATCATTAGGTCGGTATAGGCTACCTTCCCATTTGAAATCGCCTTCTCCCTCATTAAAGTCCGTTTGCTGAATGGGAGAGCACCAATTTATTACCTTGTCTTTTACCCATTCATAATCTACTTGACCGGGTATTACGATTTGCCTTTTTACTACATTCTCCGCGTTTAGGGAGCTAAGCCTGAATTTGGCAAAACGATCAGACTTCATGGCACGGGCTGCGTAACCGGTAGTAACATTAGGATTGAATACTATGAGAAAGCGAGAATTGCCTTGCAAGTTGCCTTCAATAGCATTGTAAGTTGCTTCTGATATACCGGAAGCTTCAGTAACAACAAACATCGTATTTACAGCGTGGAAACCAGACCATGCTTCTGTGTTGTCATCACCAGCTTTGAACCCCGTTAGAAACCACTCTTCATAATCTGTTTTAATGCCGGAAGATAGTAGACGTCCGGGTAAAAAACCTGCATTTCTAAATAAGCGGGATATTTCAGGTATCATAATGTTTTGAACCTGACGGGCTGTAGGAGCTGTCATAGCAATCTTGGTATTCTTAACCAACTTACCTTCTTTCCAGCGTGGAGTAAGATACATAAAACACATAGATGCACAAGCAGCAATGTAATCTTTCCCACGAGCTGTGCCTGATGCAACAGCAGTCATTGGATTATGCTGAACGGATTGAAGAATGGCTTGCTGCTCTTTGTCTAGCCTTGAATGAAGAACATCATGAGCAAACTTGCACCAATCCTCTCGCCATGCTTTCATGTATCGTATAGACTTGTCATCTTTGCTCATTCCTCATCGTCTGGTAATTCTTGCATTAATTTCTCAAATGGATTAATATTCAAATCTTGCTCTACTTTTTCAACATAGCCGCGATGCTTCATTTTAGTTTTACTTAACCAAATAAGCATAGTGTTGTCCTGTTCTGTCAAGGCTTTTGCAAACATTGTTGTTTCTAGCTTATCGTAGAAACTTTCTTCTGCTTCTTTCCATTTCTCGGCAAAATCCGGATCATTCGTTTTCCATTTATAAGCAATGGAGCGTGAGATTTCCACAGCCTCACAAGCTGCGGTAACATTTAACATCCTTGCTTCTAATGCTTTTAGGAATTTAGTTTTCTTTTGCCTAGTATTAAGCCTGTACTTCTGTGCCATTTTTACTACCCTCCAATACATTATTTACAATTTCCAACATTTTGCATATACTCAAAGCCTGTGCTTTGATTTTGTATTTCGCCTGAACTTTTGCGGATACTTCATTTAATCGATACATTGTTTCCATGTCCAATAGGGTAAGATTACCAAGCTCTTTTTCTGAATAGCAATCTAACGTTTCCATTAGTTTGTCAAACGACACTTTCTGTGTGTCTACAAACATAAGAGTCACCGGAACAATTTCGTTATTCGGCATTTCAACCGTATAGTTGATGTCCTTCACACTTTCCAAAACTTCATTGCTGATATGCGCATACTCTTTCAGCGCGACATCTGTTATTTCATCAAGCAATTGCTTCAAAATCTCCGCATCGTCCTGCCCAACTATACTGTTATGTGACAATTGTGTTGCCAGCAACCAATCGTTTGTAGTCTCCTCTTCATCTATGTACATAACATGGATGGAAGTAAGCCCAGCCATTTTTGCCGCTTGTGTTCGGTGATTACCACTCACCACCGTATAAGAGCCATCCGAATGCTTTACACAAAACGGCACAGACGATAATTGACCATCCCTACGAATGTTATTCACTAAGGCATTAAACGTGTCCTGCTGCATAAAATGAGCATTTTTCTTGACCAGCTTAATGTCAGATAATTGCACTTCCGCTATCTTGAATTTTCCCATATATTATTCCTTTCTCGGCTCATCACCGTATTTTTTCACAAAATCTTTTAAAATATCATCTAAGTTGCCACGAATGCCTGCATCTTGTATGTAATGGAGCTTGCCAACACAACGTTCATGTAATTTGAATACCCCACGATATTTCATACTTACAGGTTTATCGGTGAACACGGAAGTAGCAATGACACCACATTGATGTTTATATCTTATATCCAGTTCTGATTTAAATTCTGATGAAAGAACACCCATTATTAGCAATCGGCTCAACTTAGGCAGAGGGTGGTCTATGACAAAATCCGATTTCATCCAAACTGCATCCATGCCATATTTGCTGACCTTCAGGAAGTCAAACATACAAGCTCCGAACACATAATCATCCAAGAACCACAAATAACAGAACGGAGCTGATCCGAGTATGATGCCTTTCTTCAAGTAAATCATGCGCAGATAATCAATTTCCGCCATAGAAGCACGAACAAACCGGAGCTTACTATTATTTGTAAGTACGTAATCGTCCGGCAACCGTTTATATTTTAGAGGGATGATGGTCCGCTTGTTAAAACTGCTGTCTCCACTTTCTACCACATTAGACCAAATATATGTGCGTTGGTCTTTGAATACCTCTCTTCTGCCCATAAATCCATGCTGCGAGAGAGCCATGTAATTAACTTGTTCTTCATCTATTTCTGCATATTTCGTTTTAGTTCGTTCTTGAGATCCAAAATCATCCAATAAGAAACGCTGTAATGCGTTGCTTGTGGCTTTCATGCCGGAATGAAATTCATTCTGATAGATCAATATGTCATTCTCTTTGCAGTTAAGAATTGCATCTGATATATCACACAATAAAACACTTCAATAGGCTTGCTTTTAAGGCTGTCTACGAGTTTTTGATAACGTTCCGTATACTTCTTATGGTAATGCTCCAATTTTGCCATAAAATCGTCATAAAGCGATTTGTGATAAATATCCTGTGAGTTCTTATGCTTTTTGATTGCATTAAAAAGGTGGATAGTGGCAATAATTTCAGCCGGACTTTCAGACTTGATATTTAGAAACTCGTACTCGTCATTAAAGCGCAGTTCTTTTATTTCTCCCTTGATTGCTTTATACATCATGTAAATAAAATACTCCTTTGTATACACCTTAATCTCACGGTTGGTAAGTACTTGTTCTATATCCATATAGTATGAGTTTACCACATGAGCAATATCAAACTTGGCCGCTTCTTTCTTGATGAAGGAAAGCATACGATTAGTCTTCTTGAACATGGAGCCTACTATCGTCACATTATCCGAGTGTTCTGCCGCCCAAAGTAACGGTTTATGCCTTTGGGGGACTTTGGAATAGTCAATGTGAAACACTTCAATACATTTATCAATCGTAGTAAGTTGCTTATATTCTTCCATGTCTTCATGCATGTAGGCATACTCCACAAATGAGTACATGAATTTGATTGTTTCAAGAACCTTGTCGAACTCCCACGAACTATTGAAGATACGGAATTCTGCCGTTCCTATCTTTTCAATAGAACATAAGTTGAGCCAATACCGGATATGCCCTCTGTCTGAACCATTGCTAAATACCTTCAGTAGGTTATCAATATTATCGGCTTCCAACACACGTTTCACAACATCCCAAGGCGGACTGGGTACGAGATATTTTGTTTCCCACCACTCCGCAATGTCAAATATCCGTTTAATTGGATAAGCTGTATAGTAAGAAAGAACAAACATACGTTTGATTACATCTAGATCCATATCCCTGATATATAAGTGTGCATCAAAGCCTTCATTCCACATAAGATAGCTTCCCGCATCTTTCATTGTATGGATGAAGTCTTTCAGCTCCTGAAGATCCTCAGAACAGTAATGGTATGGACGGGTATTTATCTCACCACCAAACTGGCCGTGATGCGTAACTGCCGAACCATCCGAATTGTTCATCATGGTCAACTTGTTGTCCGTCCACTTGTAACCGGATGGAAGCGGGATGCGTTGTTTGTCACCATCGGCAAACTCCAACTCCATACCAAATGTACGGTTGGATATGTAGTCAACCCACGGTTTATCTATATTCGTGTTCTGCATATCTCAACTTGACTAATGATTTATAACTGGGAATAAACGTAACGATATCACCAATACGATAGTCTGAAACATGTTTGCACTCCATAATTGTGTATTCACTAGAACTATCTATAAATTTCAGATCAGTAAAATCACTAACTCTACATTCATACAAATCTGCCATTGAATAACCACAATCCAAGATCAACTGATTACGCTCTGGGTAAATGCCTATAACCTTTGTTTCTATCTCTATACCATTAAGACCTTTTTTCTCTTCATCATAACAATATGGAATTGTACCAAACAGCATATATTCACCAATACGAACATCACTTATGAACTCTGGAATTTTAGTATCTTGTCCAAGCCAAAAGCTGCCCCCTAAACTAATAGATTCAATACTATCGCGAAGGCTGCTCCAAATACGATACAGTTCTTTTTCCGAAGGATGTTTATCATTTAGGCAACCAGAAGTAATCAAACCATATATCTTGCATTGATCTGATATTATTCTTATGTCATTTGCCAACTTACTCACTTCATATATACTCAAACCCTCCCTATTATCGTTTGCATTGATAGGAATATAGAAGTGCTGTGTTTCGCTACACGCACCTATGTTTGTATTAATATAGTTCCAAGCATCGGCAAATGATGTTACAACAGAACCACAATTATCTTTTGCTGCTTTACCAATAGAATAACATATACTATCTTTTAAATGAAGCCCAAAAATCTTATTTTTTATTTTGTCCGATATATGTTCGTAAATGTCTTCATAAAAGTCCTTGAACATTAACGAGATCGGAACATTTACAAAAGACTGTGCTTTTTCAATATTCTTTATTATATTCTTGATATAGATTACAGCTTTCATAGTTCCCACTTTAAGATTAAACGTTCAACCCCTTTGTATTTGGTTCCTCGTTTGAATGAGAACCCGACATTAGTAAAGCTTTTAATACTTGCTTCATTGTTCGGTGAGGTCATGGTGAATATCTCTTGTACACTATTAGAAACCAGTTTTGCTATATTCGCATTAAGAAGCATGTATTGAAATCCGTTACCTCTATAATCTGAATGAACAAAGCATTTATCTACGTAGGCAGTACCATACTCTGTAAAGTACGCAAGGGAATAAGCAACCAACTTGTCATTTACCAATAATCCGTAACTGCAACCAGATTGTAAGCACTTGGCTATATCTTCCGGTTCCGATGCAAAACACATATCAGGATGGGAAAGAAGAGCTTGCTCCATCTTTTCAATGTCAGAGATGTCAGACATAGATAAAACTTTAATCTGAATCTTGTACTCTAAACTCCCTTCTTGAGTGGGAAACAATGGTTCGTAACGATCAATCCATGCTTTTGAAAGGAATGTGTCTATATCAGTTCTTGGGAGTAATACTTTTCTGTAATTGCTGAAAACATCTAACACAAACTCTTTATGATTAGTAAGTTGCTCATTTTTCAACGGACATTTGCCGCTACGAAATACAAGACCTTTCTTTACCGACTTTACCCACAAAGGATAAGTTCTACACATGATAGGTTTGTAGCCATTGTCACATGATATACAGTCTTTGGCAATACACTTCACTTTCTTACCGCCAAAGTAATCATCATCTATAATCTGTAAATGGGAGATTTCTTCTTCGTACCCATCAAGTTCATGGGGCAAGATTACAATATGCCCGTCCGATCCGAACGAACAACATTTCCAACCGCAACCGGAGTTTTCACATGCTCTTATTAGTCCTTTATCGTCCATATATTTAAGTTGTATATAACTTCATATACTCTTTACGTTAAATGCCTGCCGAGCGTATTCCCGACAGGCTTAAACATAAATTCAATCATACTGTAAACTACTTACAAGGGTATTTATATAATCTTTTCGGCTTCTTTTCAGTCGTGTCACCGGAAACTATAACCGGTCCCCAAAGATTTACATAAATTGTCGTGCCCTTGTTTTCGTTATCGCTACTATAAGGGTTGAGCGGAAACAAGGAGTCGAACCTCACTCTTTGGCTGGAATGCCAACGCTCTACCGATGAGCTATTTCCGCAGATGCTTGTCTATTCCAAGCTGCCAATGGTTTCCGTTTTCAATTGACGTGTGTATTCATAACCATAAAAAGCCTCACACATATTTTTAGAACAAACTTGCTTGTTCGTACTTAGGTTCTTTTTTCTCAACAACTCCAAATTCTGTTATTTCAATGCCAGTATTTTCTGTAATCCATTTTGCAAGTATGTGGCGATGGCAGAAATCACCTGGTTTTTCGTAACAGCAAAGAGCAACATCTTTGCCTTCACTGTGTCGTTGAATAGTTTGAATCAATTGTTGCGGATCGACTTTTGCAAGGACATCGTTCAAATACATATTCGTGTACTCTTCATAAGTCCATTTATCATCCAGCATGTATCTTCTTGGTGCCACCTCTATGATCTGAGGTACATTATAAAACCTTGGCTTACCTAAAGCAACACATATCATTTTAATGTTTGCTGCTTCCAGCTTTCTATAATTTCCGAAATAACTTGTGTAAATTTTCATTGCTCTTTTTTTATTTTTATGGTGTAAAGATACAAAATATGACATATAAAGTGTCACTTTTAGTCATAAATTTATCTAATTCGATGATTTTATTGTCTCAACCTTGTAACATTTCATCATATGGTCTGTTTCACGCCCCATGTTGAAGGTATTACCAAGGTAATACTTGTGAGCTTCTTGCTCTGATAGGTTAATAGGAGTAACAAACCAGTCTTTATTGCCTTGTTCATCCTTTAAATACACTTTTACAATTGTTTTCATTGCTTTTAATGCTAAAAATGTGGATCAATATAATGACTTTGGTAATGAAGCATAAGCAAAACACCGTCCTTGTACGCTTGTCCATCTGCCACCCAACGACCATTTCTTCTTTTAGTGAACACCTTTGCACCACCTTCAAGTTCTGGTAAAATCCTATAATCACCAGCATAGTAGTCGATACATTCCGTTTGGTTAAATGTAACCTCAATCTTACATGGAGAAATAACTTTGGTAACAGTAGCCGCTCTCCTATCAGAATAGTAACATATAGTACACCCTAACCCGACTTCAGGAATTAAATTTCTGATGGCTTCCGTCTGTTGCCTGTCCCTCTCTTCTCTCCATTCGGAATACTTAACTCCATCTGGACATTTTCTACTTTCGATTTCTCTAAGAATAGCAAAACTTTCTTTGCTTGTTAATTTTCTCGATATTTTCATTGCTCTATATTTTATCCGTTATATGATGCTGTTATTTCTTTGACTTTTAATTCTTTAGTGAGTTCTCCGTTCTTATAAAACCGAACTGACATAATCCGTACTGTATCAGACAAAAATCGACCGCAATCATTAGTTAACTTTACTTGTAGTTTGATTGCCTTAGCTAAACTTTTAGTACGCTTTTTCAATGTCTTTCTGAATCCAAACACGATGTCCTCCGTATCAATCTCGAACTGGTAAATATCAGAATGAAGTATCTGGTTAAGTTCAGATGTTATTTGATCTATTTTACTCATTGATTTTTTTGCTCTAGAATTTAACTTTTGTAATTTCATATTCAAGCCCAGAAAGAACACCTTCAATTAAAGATTGCATTTGCTCCATTTCTTCCCACTCTGTTTCTTCAAATACTTTTGATTCCCAAACATTTGAAGCAGACCATTCTCCATTTTCTGAAAGGAAGCGATTATCTTCTATTCTCCAATAACCATTTCTTGTATCTTTCAAACTGATTTCAACTTCTATCTTTTTCATTGCTCTTATTATTTAAGTTGTTATTTTTGATATGTAAAGATACAAATAATATATTAATTATCAACAAGTTATCCCTAAAATACACTTAGCTTAAACTTTGTTTAACTATTTCATAATCAGATACTTTGATGCAATAATAGACTTGCTTTTCTCTATCTCCTTATTAGTATCAATACCGAGTTGCTGGTAGAATGAAGCATTTCCAGAAAGGCTTTCACTTGCTATTTTCAGGGTTCTCTGTTCTTCCTTGGTAAACCCCATACGAAAGGTAGAGAAGATTGTTAGTGCGGCTTTAAAATCACCGCACTGGAGTAGTGAAATAGCTTTATTGGTTTTCGTTTCCATTAATCTATGAATATTTCCGATCCAATCATTTCATTTGCTCTACTAGCATTTACAAAATAAAAGCGTCCTTTAGAAACATAACTCTCTTCTGACGTGTGCACTTTTATAGCGTAATATTGTCTTTGAGCTTGTGAATAACATACTTTCCAGATTGTTTTCCATTTAACGATAAACTTGTTGCCTTTTACAAGCTCTTGCTCTATTTCTTTGGGAGCAAATTTTATTCCAGCCAATATTAGTATATTTTTACTCTCCATCTCCCCACAACTTTTTAGCCAGATCATATTTCTTTTGCAGTTCGTTCACTTCCTTTTTTGCGTAAGTAAGGGTGTAAGCATGTTCGCGTGGGTATTTACCAGATAATACGCCTTTATGGCATTCTTTCGCTTGTTCCAGCTTATGTTTATAAAAGTCTACACTTTCCGGCATAGATAAATTGATTGTATTAGCGCGCTTGTCCCAATATTCGGCTTTGCTTTCATGCTCTAAAGCCTTATCGCTGAATGCAACAGCTTTTTCAGTATTATTCCAAGCATCCTCTATTGCTTTTCTATGACGTTTTTCACTATGGTGACCAATCTTGATAGGTTCACCAAGTGAAAGAAAATCTCTATCTTTATTAGACCTGTCAAAGTACTCTTTACTTTTACGTTCTGCCGATATAGCCCATTCACGTCTGCGTTCCGCTCTTTGCTTCGCCCATTCCTGAACATTGAAACCGTCTGATCTGACGATGGAATAGTAGTAGAAACCATCTTTCTCGAAAATCAGATTGAAAACGATGCTTTCGTTTTCTTTACCATACTTGGTGGTAACTTGAATTTCTTCACCTCTCTCGTGCTTTTCTTCGCACTTTGCCAAAAATACGTTTGGCGCAAATTTGTAATATGTGTTCATTGCTCTTATGTATGTATTGTGGTAGCCCGAAGGCTACCGGATTAACAATTTGCGTCTACCTCACTTATGCAAATATGGTCGATGACATCAGCACCAAACACCAAATCTCTGCGCCATTTTTTAGGCTTTTGCGATGATGAGTAGTATCTGTGATCAGCTTGAACCATCCAACGTCCAAACAAACCTTCTTTTTCATCGAAAAATAATTTCTTTATCTTATATTCAGCATAGATTGAACCGTTGTTATTACGACCAAATACTGTTTTACCTTCAAAAAACTTAATTATTGCAATATCTTCTTTACCTTTTTCAAATAGCGTCATAATCGAATATATTTTAAGCGTTAACTAATATCTTACCACTCTCTACCTGCCTTATGATGTTCTTAACATAAGAGACAGAACAAAGCGATTTTTCCGCTAATTCAGCCGCTTCTCTTTTGACCTGTTCAGTACCTTTGAAATAAATTGCTGTAAGTATTACATCTTTAGCTTTCATTACTCTTGTCTTTTAACTATTAGTATTATTGGTTTCTTTTAGTATTGTAAAATTACTCATTATCAACGAGTTATCCAAAATAAAACAATCTAAAAGCTATTGCTTAAACTTTGTTTAACTTATTATTACTCAACCACTTAGTCTATCAATTTAAATTCATAAGCAATCACAAATGGGTTGCGTTCCCATGTACCTTTACCGGATGTCTTGTCTATCAAAACGGCAAAAGCTTCGCGGGGAGTATCATATAGTCCGATACATTTTTTATCGGAAGCACCAACGAAAGAATAAGTAACACTACCATTCCCATTTGCAGATTCAAGTCTGTAAATACCCTCTTTCAAGCACTCCGCTTCCGATATGTCCCGTAGGCGTTCGCACTTGAGCCCAGTGATTTTGATATGCTTCTTACAAGCAACAGCCAGAACAAACATCTTGTTATTCCAGCCTGCGGAATCTTTCATTAAGCCACAAATATTTAAGTCTTTTGGATGTCTATCTAATGAGTCTGGATCATACCCTAAATCCTTGTAGCTTTGTGCAATGGCAACAATTTCACCAACTTTATATCGTGTAGGTTTATTAGAAAGTAAATACCCATCATTGGAGTATACACATATTCTATTATTTACAATTTCAAGACGAGAGCCTTCATATTCATTTAAATAGAAACGTGTATTACAGTCAATTTCATCTCTTCTCGTCATGGTCTTTAGATCATCCAAAACGGCTGTCTCTAAACCGTACTTATCATTAAACATGATCTTCTTCATGATTCCTCCTTCCTATTATTGCTTTCGTTTTTACTTTGATCATTTCGGTTCTCCTTCACATCTTCCCAAGCAGTCACTATTGACTGAAATAGGTTTAACGCTGTTACCACTACAAGAATTCCTGTCAACCATGATATGTTCAGGTGATAAGACATCAGGCAAGATATAAATGACAGCCAAAATGTTATCTCTTCAAATTGATAGTCTTTCATTTTATCGCCCTCTCCTATCTTCTAAATAATCACTCATTTTCTCATACTCTTCACAGGTTATTTCCTTCCAAAAGGTAATCACACATCGCTTTTTATAAGTTTCCTGAAGAAACTTATGCATTTCTGCCAGATTGAAACAGCCATCATCAGCATAACGTATTCCAGACCCAAAGAAGCCCTTACTTTGAAAGGCATAATAGTAGAACTTTTCCATTTTATTCCTCCTTGATTAATTCCGGATTATCATAAATATTACCCAACACTTCAATACTATCACCCTCCAAATCAAAATGTAATAGAGGAATTGTAGAATAGATGCATTCATCTAATGATTCCTTGATTGGATATTCAGCTTTATGCAGTCGTATACCAAAGCAACTAAATTCATTCATATAGACCACTCCCCCCTCACAGATGCAATCTTGATCGGGTATAACACCTCCGTTAACACCGATATCCTCATATTTGTAGATAATGGAGATATAATCATGTTCACAGACCTCCTTGCCATTCCTGTCATACAAGCCGGTGAACTGGCCTATGGTTTCAAGACAGACCTCATACATACCGATGCTTTTCCCTATTTCGATATCATTTAAGGATGGAATGACGGCATATATATCCTTTTCGATCCTAACGAGAGAGCCATACAGCCATTCTTCATCGTATATGCTTTTGCCTCTGAATTTTATTGTACGATTCATTTTATTCCTCCTTTCTCTCTAATCCGTTATCATTTGATTCAAGAGGAGGGATTGGCATCCAATGTGTAGGCTTCCACAATGGAGGAATACTACACATTGAAGTGTAAACAGGTTCTTCCTTGTAAGTATCATGAATGTAGCCATCCATGCACAACCATACATTATTGCAATATGTATCATTGAATATTGCGCCATGCTCGCACATGATAATAATGTTTTCGTTATCATCCGGCAATCGTTCCTTTACGCTGATCCAAGGGGATTGCTTTGATTGCCATTCAGCACCAGCTTTAAATCCAGATTTATAAATATTTTGTCTAACTATATTATATCCTTCAGCTCCTTGTTTAGCAGCTTCTTCTAATGTCTGTTTCATATCTTATTTGGTTTTACGATTTTCTCTTAGCTCTTCTTCGCTGACATTCTTGTTAGAAAGGTCGCTAAGATTAGAAATAGTAGTTATATTATCAGGTTTGCAATACAAACACATTTGAGTATATGGTGAATATACTCTTCCACACTTCGGACAAATCCAACCTTGTTGCCCAAATATTCCGTTATACGGATTGATTGCACTTGATTCTTGTTTCATAATTTATTTTTTTAATTATTCATCTTGAAAATCATCAATCTCATATTCCCATTCCATTGCATCCGCTTCTCGAATATTATCACTAAGCCATTCTTTTGCGTTTTCAAGCTCATCATCCCATTCAGGCACATCACCACCTTCATCATAGGCTTTAGCTAATTCATTATAAACTTCGTCAGGGACTTCAACATTACCAAGTCCAACTCGATAAGTTACTTTGATTGTTAAATCTTTAATATTCTTCATATTTCCTCCTTTCCTTTAAAGTGTTCTATTAGTTCTTCTACTGTAGCCTTATGATAATTGTCCACATTAAGGTCGTTAGGCATTCCATAAAAGTCTATTCCCGATAATCCACCGTATTTTGTATTATCACGATATATTCCCCAATCTCCTTTGCCGTTGATAAACATTTGGTTGTTATCTGTATCATCTCTCAATGCAGCAATAGCAAGGAAAAGATCTTCGTTGGTTCCGCAATCAATAAGCCCATTATAAGCCAAATCATTCAGGCCACACTCTGTGTACATGCAATCAAATATATTGTGCGAAGTAAAGAGGAAAGGACCTTCTTCTCCAATGCACTCCTTATACCCTAACTCTTCCAACTTCTTACGGAGCTCCGGTGTATTCTTTCTTATAAAACAAGATGTCGTAAATCCCATAGTTATCTATTTTTTAATCGTTTAATAGCATCCTTTTTAGAGTATGCCATAATCCTAGTTCCTTTTATGGTGAATTCTCTCAATTCTTTAACCGAGGTTTTAACTTTATAATCAGGATTAAAAGTCATTCTTTCTTCACGACTCACGAAATACGGGTCGTAACTTTGTGCTGCTGCGCACATCGTTGCTGTTGCCAGTAACATTTGTTTCATTTTGCTCATACCTAAATTGTTTATAGGTTATTTAAAAATTCCTAACAACCACTTTTATTATTAATTTATCTTTTTCTCTTTTCTTTGTAAATGGAGTTTAACCTTTTCCGGGTCAAACTCATAGTTTTCGCATTGACGGCTATTCGTCATAACGAGAAGTAGCGGGAATAACAACCCGTGCTTACAACCCCTTCCGTATTCGTCTGATGCAGATTTACAAGTATCGCATCTGTAGATGTCTTGTACACAAGCTACACCCATATATTTGCCTCCTTTCTGATTTGTTTTAAAGGTTATTCACCTAGTGATTTTATTATCTCTATCTCTCTTTTAGATAGTTCCCAAATTATAATATCATCCTTCTCTGCTGCTTTCTCTGCTGCTGCTTTCTCTGCTGCTGCTTTCTCTGAAAGAAGGAATCCTGAACCGAATATAGCTTTCTTATGCAGCTTTTGGCTGTCAAGTCTTCCAATGTGGTAAATATCCTCTTTTTTAAATTGCATTGAAACACCACGTTCTACGCACCATTGCATTGCTGAAACAGTTAGAACGCTGTTTGGATACTTATATTTTGGGAGATTTACCGCTTTCAATTTGTTTATTCTTTCTAGCTCTCTGTAAAGATATGGATCAGACATTACCATAACATCATCAAATAAATTGGATATAAACGACGTTTTTACAATCGCTCCATTTTCATAGATAATTGATGCTCCAACTACTATTCGACAATATTCAGCCCTTGCTGAGAATAATGTCAGGTGTGGAGCAAACAGAAAGAATTTAATATCTTTTTCCATATAAAACTTTGCTATCTGCGAAAGAATAGAGAAAGGAGGATTATCGACAACGATACATCCATCTGGGTATTCACAATTTTCATAATCTCCACCAGGATAGAATGGGCGTACTATTTCCGCACCTTTTATGTTACATTTTTCTGAAACGTATCTCAAAACACAATTATAAACTTCAGGTGGAGTGTAGCAATCATCTGTAATTTTCTTTGTTTTAAATTTATCTACAAAGGTTTCGTAGTCATCAAAAAGCGTATTTTCCTTTTTTTTGCTTAATGATGGCTTTATAAAAACTACCTTATTCCCAAATATATCTACCGATTCATTCATTTTTGTACGGTTTTGAATAAAGGGCACATCCGAATAAAGATAAAGTGTCGAATTTTAAAATTATTGCAGAAATGGATGCGCCCTTTGGTTATTATTACTAAGAGAAGATGAAAATGGAAATATTAACATTAATCTTCCTTCTATGTCTAATTGCATACGCGTTAATTGCGCTAATTGCGGGTATATCATGCAATTCAAAGAGAATTTCCTTCTTAGGAAATAGTAATCAAATCGAAGTCGTGTTCTACTACGCTAACGGAAGGCACGGCTTCTTTGTTAAGAGAATTCTCACTTTGTTCAAACGAAGGATCTTTAATAGGAAAATTCAACAAAGCATTTATTATTTTTTTCTTATCATCCATAGATGTAATATTTGTTGCTTCTATAGAAATTCCATCTTTTTTTCTACAAATAATTACTTTCATAATTTTATATTCTAATTCTTTTCTGATTTGTTATACGTTAAATATAATATCCACTATAATCAGGATGATTACTTTCCAAAACAGCTTTCATTGCATCCTGAACATTATCAAAGTAACCTAAAGAAACAGCATCCGAACCTGTTTCCTCGTCATATGGAGTAGGATAACCAGCTTCAATTTTTCCTCTATTTTCACCGACCATTACTTCATGAACCCATCCATAGATGTTTGTTTTCCACTTATCAAACATTATGCTTTTCCCCATAATATACTCTACTTTTATCAAGTCATAGTCATTAGGATAGTTAGCATTCTGTTCCCAATAAGATTCTGAATTGTCAACTGTTATTTTACTCATATCTGATTAATTTTGAATATCTTCCTTTTGGTCTTTTAAATGTGGGTTCACTAAAAAAGTCCCTCACTTCATCAACAGTGGCGTATCGCCAGTTTGCGTTAGATAGAAATGTTTCTCCTTTAGGGATGGCTTCTATATACCCTTCATCAAACGCAATCCCATCATTTATATAGGATTTCTTACAGTAAGCATACTGTTTTAATTGTTCGGTTCTCGCATTATCTCGGTCGGCTTTCATCTTAGCCTTGATATGTTCTGGCAAAGCGTCTTGAGCTACCTTGTCGAACGTAATACACTTAGTTTTATTCATTACGTTATTAGTTTTGAACCTTTTCAGGCTACGTTAATATTCATTTTCCCTTTTATATAGGATAGGATGTGCGCAATCACATCGATCGTCCAACCGTTGCCTAGCATTCGATACTGCTGCGTGTCGGAACATTCCCATTTATACCAGGAAGGAATAGTCTGAAGGCGGGCGCATTCGGTAGGAGTCAGACGACGAATCCTTGCAATTCCCGTGAGAGTCATGCCGTTCGACTGACTGCCTTTCCATGATGTTGCTAAAAGAGAATTTTCCTTCTGATCCGCAGATTTATAGTTAGCTTTCTGCCTTTTATTTAGAGGCGAATCCTCTTCTACAATCATTCCTACATGAGACGCAATATGCGTATCTGATTTTTGATCGGTATATAAAATTGTACCGTATTCGCTTACTCCGGATTTCCTGTAATCCCCTCTATGAGGACGTATTCCTCTGTCTGTATACGAGAATCCTTTGACTCTAACATCTTCCATTATTAAATTGTCTTTTTGAACACTTGTCAAACAATACGTTTCTCGTCCAGGCTGAGCGACACATATCAAATTTTCCTTTCCATCCTTATAGCATCTTGCCAGTAAAGCATTACTCTTTACAGTTGGGAATTGCGCTCCAAACCCGCTCCCTTTTTCCATATGTCTTTGTTTGTGATTCATTATGCCCGAAATGGCTTTATTACTCATATAAAATTTCTCGTCCACTTCATCTTCAAGGATATCTTTCAACAAAATTCCCTTATCCGCAGGCTGGGGTATGTTAGAATACAAATCATCAAACAAACCATCTCTTTTCGTCCTAATATTAGTCCAATAGATACGTTTTCGATTCTGCGCTGATACCAAGGCTGAGTTTATATGCACACCATACACACCGATTGCTCCACTCAGTACCCGTTCCCATTTTTTGCCCATTTCTACGTTTTCCAACAAGAACAGCACATTCGGATTGTATTGGCGAATGTCAGTCAGAATACGCATATACTCCCAAAACAGATAAGATTCTCCTTCGAATTGAAAGCCTTCTTCTTTTAATTCCAGGTAGCGATCCAGAGTGTATATCTCTTCTTTGTCAATAGTGGACATCCCGACACGTTTGCCGGCAAAAGAGAATGACTGACAAGGACTGCCCCCTATCAACAAGTCAATTGGTTCCAACTTAGACACATCTACCTGAGTGACATCTCCGAGCTGGATTGTATCTGGAAAATTAAGCTGCGTCTGCTTGATGGCATGCTTGTCTATCTCAGAAGCGTAATACTTTCCCGGGATAATGCCAAGCTGCTTCAAAGCAATCTGACCGCAGGACATGCCATCGAATAAACTTAGTACATTCATCTTAGTTACTATTAAAAATATGCGCAAATACACTCTTCTCATCAGACAGCTCAATCCCTAGCTGCGAAGGATAACTTTTGATGTAGTTATAGAACGCGAACATCTTCTTGTCGTCGTCACCGCAGCGATCTATCAGCAGCTTGATGAAGGCAAGGAGACAGTCCGAGTCGTTTCCGAAATTCTCCTGAGTAGAGAACTGGGTCTTGTCTACATCTTGCTTCAGCCTTCGTATAGCGGCTATCGCTGTATTGAAATTGTGCTTGGCGTCGTGACGTAAATCATAACCTTGCTTTTTCATTTCACCTCTCATGTCGAGAAGAAGAGTTTCTACGACATCTGCCAACACATACGTTAAGTTGAGGGTCGTATTAAGATTTGTTGTTCCTACTAACATAATTGATTATACATTTTTCAATTCCACTTATGCGCCATGACTTATGAAATGGCTGCTTTGCTTTTGTATATAACTTGCACCGTTTGCATATTGGTTTCAGGTATTTGCCTTGATAATGAATACCGTTACAAATTACTGGATAACCTTGGACCATCATCTGTTCGGTTATTGGTTTTGTGATTTAGTAGGTAGATAACAGGCATAAAAATAGATTGAGTAAGCCTGTTGAGTACCACTTCTTTTTTTGTTAATTTTCTAATTGTTTTCATTGCTCTTATGTTTTATATGTTTCTGATTTACAGGCATAAAGTTACTTATTTTGTAGATTGTAAACAAACGTTACTTTCCTTATTTACATGGCTTTATATTAAATTAACTTGTTGATAAACAGGAGTTTCCAATACGTCTTGAAGCCCTTTCAATAGCGTCCTTATCACCATTTTCTACAAGCTTCTTTTCTTGCTCAAGATATTCTGCGTATGATATGCTATTATTACCACGCTCCTCTATCTCTTTTTGTCGCTGAATGCGGTATTGCTCACGTTCGTGACGTTCAATTCCCCTTCGCCTTTCGGATATATATTCAAGCATAGCACTTGTTATCTTCATAGGATCAATGGCTCCATAAAACCTCCCATATTGTCCAGATTTAAAACGGGCTATGAAAAAACATACTTCAGCGGCATTGATATAATAATACTCCGAAAGGAATATTGCAGCTAATTCCTCAAGTTGAGTTTTGGCTATCTTTGTAGATACCTCTGCAAAATCATTCAACGTTCCAAATTGAATTTTAAGCCACTCTAGTGGTGTCTCATCCCCATAAGTAGAAGCCAAAAGCCCCAAACTTGGTATTTCAAGATTTAAAGCTAAATCTGCGTGTGTAGCATTACATCTGACAATTTTAAATTGTAAGTCCGGATTGTAATCAAGAATAAATTGTGCCGGATCAGGGTATTTGGTCAATAATGCCCTCTGCTTCAAGTTCCTTTCTCTTTTTTGCGGCAGCTTCTCGGACGGTTGTAGAGACTGCAAGAATTGAATCAAGTTTTCGCTGCTCGCTATCTTGTTGGTTTTTACTAAGCCTTGTTCCATTGTAGTTACCTTCTAAAATTTTAGTAAAATTCGTAGGTCTGAAAATCCAATCAAAATCACATCGCCAGTTTCTATCGTTCCTCCCTAAAAGAAATGGAGATTGAAGAATGTTGTTAAATACATCCATAATTGCTTGTTTGTCATATTCTGCTACACGAGCTTTTATTGACTTCTTCCTTTTGTCAGTCATGGATGACACTTTGGGCAGTTTGCCATCAAACATCTTATTGAATGTATCCATTAAAGCATTATAATCAATTGCTTCATTTCCACTAGACTCTTCATCATCCCCCGGGGGGATTATAGGGGGAATATTTCTTATTCCTTTTCCTTCTCCTATTATAAGCACTGATTGTTCCATGATTGTTCCATGATTATTCAGTGATTGTTCGGTGAGAAAACTATGTATGTCTTTTTGGGCTCTGTCTATCAACTCTTTAGGTATGTTCAAATCTTCGGTGTTGGGTCTGTTGATTACTTGATGCCGAGTAAAGTTAGGCAGATATATGAATCTCTCTTCGTTGTAAGAAAGCAGACATATAAATCCATTTATTACAAGCTCTTTTATCCATTTTTCAAACTGTTGCACCTGAATCTGATCATATGGAAAGACTTTAGATTTAAGCCAAATAGAATCACCTATAACTACTCCTATATCATCGGAAAAAGACCATAGTCCAATATATAATAGTCTGGCATCACGACTTAAACGTCCGATCTTTATATCATCCCAGAATTTGGGTTTAATAGAACGTATACGTGCCATGTTTGTTCGTAAATAATTTGGGTTTAATCATAACTTAATAAAATAAGCTCCATATTTTCATTGTTTCTATATTGTGGAACTCGGAAACAACTACTCATACAGAGCTGACTTATATCTTTGTTATACGAGAGTTCCACCAATCGCATCTATTCTTTTCACGGTGTAAAGCTACAAATAAATGACATTTCCAATGCCACTTTTAGGCAGTTATTTTTCCGTGATTAACATTTTTTCTAATATCCTTTCCTTTGTAATGCCAAATCCTGCTTTGCAAAAGATATCTGAGTACGTATGTTATCTCCAGCGTGAACAAGAGTTCGATTTATGCGATCTAGCCATACAACTAACTGATTAGCAGTCACACTTTGAGCTGAAACAAACTTAATTGCAACAGTAGCCGGAACCCGTGATATGAATTCCATGTGCTGTGAATACACATTTGCAGTCACTTGGTCTTGGTACGCTTTTGCATCAGCTAGAAGTTTTCCAGAGCGAGCTAGGTAGACATTTATGTCGGTAAGGCGTTCTATAAGTTCTTTAGGATTGTCACTAGCTGTTGTTTCAAGAAACGACTGCATTTCTTCTATTTCCTGTATAATAGGAGGCAGAGGACAATTGTCTATATTGCACGCACCTGTACCATCATTTTTAGGGCAGTATTTACAGTTTATTTCCATAATGATTAATATTTAGTTTATCCATAAAGATCAGAGAGATGTATTTTGTTTTAAAGAGTTTGCTTCTATCGGATGAACTCTATTGGATCTTTAATATATGATACCAACATTTCTCCTAGTGGATGAAAACGTCTCAAACCTGCTAAAACAAGACTACCGCTCATGCCGCTATGACCTTGATTGGAGAACAAAGATCGGCAACTCTCAAATCTTTCCAGTTCTTTCTTAGAAGTGTCATTCAATATCTCAATAAACGCTAGCCAGCAGTCAAGTTCCATGCCATGATAGAGATCATTCAACCTGATAGGGACAATTTCATCCCAGTATTTCAAATGTTCTTCCGGAATAATTCCCCTTGCACGTTTTCTGTAATCTTCGGTTAATTGCGGGATCTTAGCCTTAAATTCCGCTTCCTTACGATCATACTCTTCGTGTATTTTACGGATATATTCATCGTGTTCCGCTTTTGACTTGCCGGTCACTTTAACAAACACTTCATCGAGAGAATCAGTAGAATACAACGTTTTCTCGTTAAATTCACCATAACATGGTGCATTGTTCTGCAATTCTTGATATGCTTTATCAAGATTGATTCCTGGGTAAAATTCAATTTTCTTCATTGTTTAATTTATTAAGAGTTGATTAATTCTAAATTATCGTACATGTTACCAATCACTTCTATTTCATCTTTAAAATCTCCCACTACAGTGTCATATAAGGACCATCTTTTTTCACCTGTTGGATGATTGACATAAACGATATCATAGCAATAGCCTCTGACACCGCCTTTTACCCATCCAACAATTCTTATATCAGTTCCAAGAATATCTCCTTCATAGATTTCGCATCTATTCTTGTCTAATAGTCCGGTGAACTGGCCTACGGTATTTGGAATCACCTCGTATCGAGTCATGTTCCATGCGGCTGCTTTATCCGGGCAGATATATGACTTTCCATTCAATAGAAGCAAACTGCCATATAACCATTCATGAATGCCAAAAATTGACTTGCCTCTGAATTTTATCGTATGGTCCATTCTATTCCTCCGTTTTAAGTTCTTTCAATACTTTCTTCGCTATCTCATAATCATTCAATTGCCAGCTGGTATAAACATCATCTGTGTGTTCATCGTAATGGTTGGCATATACGTATGCATTTAAGTTTTCACGAAAAGAATCTCCGTCTAATCCACTATCATCACAATCATCGTACATTCTCAATTCATGAGCTACCTCCTTACATTCTTGATGTGTAACAAAGTCATATACGGCCCCGTCATAGACATTTGTCTGACGGACATATTTTTGTCCTATCGCTATCTTTTCACAACAAAACTTACACCTATGTTCTTTCTTGGCTGTTGGATAAGTTTCTCTTAGTATGGTTGGCATAATTATTCTCCTTTAAGTTGTCTAATTAATTCATCTGCATACTCAACAGCAGCTTTGCAATCTTCCACACAAGATGGCTTTTCAAGAGAATAAGCTATCCCAATAAGTATCCCGGACAATGCGCTTTTCGCTATTTCGTAGCGTCTCTGCTCCCAGTCAATAGAATTTCCAACATTCAAAAAATCGAGATCGCATCCTCTAAAAATCATATTATCGCATACATATAGATTATCACCACTATGTTGAGCATTGGTGTTAAACTTCGGAATTACGTCTATTAGAGCTCCGGTTAATTTTACTCTTGCTTTCATTTCTGATTTATTTTTATATTAATATTTCCACGATTGACAAATACCATTAATTTATCATTTGTCAAATGTTCGCAAAGAGGAAAATAAGATAAGGTAGACGTACCAATTTCTTCGCAAAAATCTTTCAACGAACATTTATCGCATTTAAAACTTGCAGTATCTGACTGTATGGCTTCATGGAAAACTCCATTTATTAATATTCCATTCATTACTGATTGTTTTTAAGAACTATATATAACTTCAAATTCCCATAGAGCAAATATTTGATTATCATTAGTTTCCACCTGATTCCAATCAGGTATAATCTTCTTTACTTCAACTTTTTGCCCGTTCTTTAATATTCCGATCATTTTTCTATATTTGTTAATTACAAAATCGTTTTATACACTATTTTTCAACTCTATATTACCTTGAATAATCAAGGATGATAGTTGTTATTTCAAATTGCATGATTCACTTAGAACCACTTAAAACCGGTAAAACAGTGACAACCATTTTTCAGATTGTCACTGCGTCGATTGGCATCAACTTAAAGTGCTAGGACGAATCCCTGACACAACTTTCATACTTAGTTAGCTCCCATTCGGCTACCATAATCAAAGTACTCGACCTGATTACGGGAAGAACGAGAAACCTTTAAGCTATCTAACAGCTCGGATTTCAACTTTTCGTTTTCAGCTTCTAACCGGTAACATTCGGATCTATATTGCGCGCATTTGGTGAATGAGCTTAACATAGCCATGTACTGTTTTATATCTACCTTAATCATTGATCTATAGTTTATATTATTATCCCATTATACTTCCATTTAAACGCTGTGTAGTTCTTATATAGTCATCTAGTAATTCGTGGAGAATGAAATCCGGATAAACATTGATTGTACCGAAACGCTCAATATTTACCTTGTTGACAGGATACCCCCTTTTCCTACATAAGCGTGCAGCATCATTACTAAGCTTCGAAATATCACTCACATAGATCGGCAATTTGTATCTCTGGATATATGATGACATCGTTGAACATCCATAGTTACCGATACACTTTGAAGATAATTTCTTTACACTATCTTCAAGTGCAGCTAATCTTTGTTCTGTCAATTTAAGCCTTTTCTCCTGTTCTACATTTGTCTTGGCCAACTGAAGAATCAGTTCGGCTTGACTCATTTCAACCGTTGAATTTAAAATATTGTCCATTGCTCTAAATTTTAATGTTCTGGTTATTCGGTTATCTCCCTAATTGAAAGTTCTGGAAATTTATCACCTTTCGCGTGCATTGACATAACATACATATAGCAAAAATCAGCAGCCTGCTCGTATGTTGAGAACTTAAATGTTACGCTTGAACCATTCTTAGAAACTTCGTATCTCATTGTTTTATGTTTTAAAGTGTTAGTTAATCTCCTACATAATGGGCTCCATATCGACCGGTTCTATTCGGATTGTAATATGCCGAAGAAGGAATTGATAAATCATTGTATGCTTTGCTAGGAGTAGATTTAGCCGCTCTTCTTATAGCTTCGTTACTTTCTGTCAGGAATTTATCAGTTCGTGCTTTTACCGCTTCCTGCGTGAAGAGAGCTTGAAGTTTTGCAAGCTTCCAAGTTGCTTTAAGTACCTCACCGAAGGTCTTACCTTGCTGCTTGCCTGAATACTTATACGATCTGTGAGCGTTTTTCATTATCTCTGATAAATTGTAGCGTTTCATATATTTAGGAGTTAATTGTTATTAGTTCTTTTATTTGATGTAAAGATACAAGTTATAGCTTGTTTTACCAAGTATAACAACAAGAAAAAGCTTATCTTTAACTTTATTTATACAAGCTATAACTTGTCACACAGGGAATATTACTACCTTTGCTATAAATATTAACCATTAATTATATGAGAATCAGAGAAGCCATAGAACAACAAGGAATGACTACACAAGATGTAGCTAAGAAAATGGGTATAACCCTAAGTGGTCTTAACCAGCATATATCAGGCAACCCTTCTATAAAGGTATTAACCAAAATAGCAGAAGCTATAAACGTCCCCATGTGGCAGCTATTCGCGTCCTCAGAAGAAGTGCAGCTTCCCTCAAACGCCCATTCTGTCAAATGCCCACACTGCGGGAACGAGTTCCCGGTTAGCGTGAATGTTGAACTAAAGCCAGAAAATAACGACTAAGTCAATAGTAATACATGGAAGCAAAAGAATTAAGGTTAGGAAACTACGTAAAGCTATCGAAAGATTACCAGTACGTAGGAATTACAATACCTTCCGGAACTATATTCAAAGTAGAGAGTATTGAAACTAATTCCTTATACTTGAAATGTAATATAAAAGATGGAACCTTCTATGGTAAAATTCCGGTTTCTATGGTAGACTATATTCCTCTTACGGAAGGATTGATACTAGAGTGTGGATTCAGTGTTGAGCTTTATGAATTTCAAATAAAAGAGCAACGACTATTGACCATAAATGATTTTTGGATACTATATAATAGTCGTACTAATTTTTATGGAGTAATGCGCTCTAATGAGGTTTTTAAACAAATAGAATACCTGCACCAGCTTCAGAACATATACTTAGATTTGGCTGGAAAAGAGTTAAAAATAAGCTATGAATATCAAAGAGGTGAAATGTCTTTAATTTAGCTTATAACCTCTGTCCCCCTTAGAAAAAACAATAGTAGTCAAAATAAAAATAGAAACATAATGAATACCAAAGAAATAGATAAATCAAGCCTTGTGAAAGCTCATAAGCTTTTTGATACGGGTGACATTTCTAACATTGAAGTCGGTACCGTAAAAGGACTGTGTGATATCCACAAATACCTGTTTGATGGACTGTACAACTTTGCCGGACAAATCCGAACCCTTAATATATCCAAAGGAAGCTTCCGCTTTGCCAACTGCCTGTACCTTGACGCCATTCTTCCGGTAATCGAGAAGATGCCCGAATCAACCTTTGAGGAAATCATCGCCAAATATGTGGAAATGAACATTGCCCACCCATTCATGGAAGGGAATGGTAGATCAACACGCATTTGGCTTGATATGATCCTTAAAAGACAACTTAAAAAGGTAGTAGACTGGCAAAAGATAGACAAACACCTGTATCTTCAGGCAATGGAACGTAGTCCGATAAATGACCTTGAACTACGTACATTAATAAACCAGGCATTAACCGACCAGATAGACGACCGGGAAATCATATTTAAAGGGATTGAACAGTCTTACTATTATGAAGGTTATGAACCGGAATAATATTAGTTTGTTGAAGAGAATAAATATAAGGGATGCATTTGCATCCCTTTATTTATATAACTTCCTAATAAACCGATATTTTAGCTATGGACATGTTAATTAACGTGTTAATTAAGCTGTTAACCGTTTGCTTATTGAATTATTGTTTGTTTCTTTGCATTAAAATGCATATATTTAAATATGCAGTGATATGATTAGTAACAAAGAACCCTAAACAAAATGACAAAATTTGAACAACAAAAAATCATAGAAATAGTACTTTATATCCTTAATAAAACTGGGGGTATGGACTATTATCATTTGTTCAAGATATTATATTTTGCCAATCAACGCAGTTTGGTTGACTGGGGACAACTGATGATAGCAGATAAGTTTTGCGCTCTTCCCCATGGACCAGTACCAACAATTTTGTATAGTACAATACAGGGGCAAAAAAGTGTTCTTTCAAACATGAAAGATGATGTTAATGTTGTAGATTACTATCTATTATCTAAACGTGATCCTGATATGGATTACCTATCCCAGTATGACAAAGAAACTTTGGATGCATGCATTTCCAAATACGGGGAAATGAGTTTTAAGGAGTTGGAAAGGACTTCTCATACAACTTGTTGGGAGAAGGCGAGAAACAAAAAGGGAAATCACGTTATTGATCCGGGGGATATTGCCCGTGACGGAGGAGCTAATGATGAACTTGTCAAATATATTAATGATTCAATAGCATTTGATGAAGCCTTCGGAAGTTAAGATAGGGGATGTCTTTTTTGTTACGATGAACAAAGCCAATGGGGTAGTACCAAAAACCGGAGATACTAGCCGTGACAAGTTCTTTGTAGTACTTGGCTTTGATAACGATGGAAACGTTTATGGTGGTGTCATCTTTAACTCCTTTATTAATATGAATCTGCCACCTAATGTACGAGCAATGCAACATCTTATAAAAGGGGAAAGTTATGATTTCCTTTCATATGATAGCTACATAGATTGCTCTTCTATTAAAATAGTAAAGAAGAACAAACTTCTTAAAAGTACTAGTTTAGGTACATTGGATGAGGAAGATATTAGCCTTGTTTGTGGTAAGATAAAGAGTAACTCTCGAATCAATAAAGCCGAATTAAAAAGGTTCGGACTAATTGATAAATAAAGCCAGACATTACATCTGGCTTTATTTATTCCAATGCAGTAATAAGGCAGATTAAAAGCTGAAAACAAAATGTCAAAGAACGATTTGCCGATAATAGGAGTTGAGCCAATCGACACAGGTTTTATTTATTTAAACCAATTTGCGCAGACAATATTTCTAACAAAGCCTGCAATTGTCCAACGATGTAAGGCTTTATATCCTCACTACAATTACTCGTAAATGCGACAAGCTTTTCTGATAGTTTATGCCATTCTTGCAACTCATTCGGTTTCATCATTATCAGAAGACTTATGGAACCCAGATAAGGAATGAGGAACGATATTCGATTCTATTCTTTCATCCAATATTTCCTTTTTCAACAGTAGCATTATGCCATCATAACTTGACGATAGTTCTGATACAACTTCCCAACCTTGGCTGCCTAAAACATTGAGTTTATCAGTAGTGTATTCTTGATAATTATGCCTATAACCATCGTCCATAGGACGAAGTAGAAATGTTCTATATTCGTATCTCTTCATATTCACTTTTTATTAAAACGGTTCATCTCCAGTTATCTTTTCTTTGCAGGATAAATATAAAATTCCCTGCTGATATAATGGATCATATTTAATCCCTATTCTCTTAGCTATGTGTAACTGGATAATACAATAGTAATTATTCGTTGACTCCAACATAGACCTTTTAAGTCCACATTTATATTGCTTTACGCATTGACTGCAATTGTGACTAAACCACTCATCGGCATCTGTTCCGTTAGAGAAAACAAGAACCGGTGTGGTTGACATAAATGGGTTTTCATTAAATTCTTGATTCATATTCTGATCTTCGTATGTTGATGAATAAGTTTATTTAGGCAACGCAAATCTTTTATAATTTGCGAAACTGCCATAATTACATATCATTTAAATACTCGATTACCACCTTGATAAACTCGTCAAGGGAACGGCAAACAACATATTTATAACCATCTGCCGTTATCTTGGCTTCCCATTCTTTTTGAGATTCGCGCTGAACTCCCTTTTTGGTCTTGGTTTCGATTAACAGTGCTCCATAAAACCGGTTACTTTTCAAGAGTATAAGATCGGACACACCTGGAAGTACCCCTTCAGCTTTTAATTTTGCTCCGGTAACAGCGTCTCTTCTTCCACCATTTGGAACGGAGAAAAGATTATGACGCATAGAGGGATATTGTAACCGAAACCAATTAACCATGGAAACCTGTATCTTATGCTCTTCATCTCTTGGTTTTCTGCGAATGTTGGTTCCGCAATATTTAGCTTTCATTTCTTCGTATGTCATAACGCTTCAACAAGCTTAAAATCAAGTAACAACAATAATTCATTGAATTTCTCTTTATACCAAAGTGGCTGCGTTTCTTTGGTATTATTAGGGTTGACTTGGTTCTCACCATATGTAAGCCCGGATTCGGTTATGGATTTGAAATGCTTATCTTTACCTTTTGATGATTTCCTTTTCATATCACATAAGATACCTTTCTGAATCGCTCTTTGATTAAATGCCTGTGCACTGATGGACAAACCCGCTTCTTTGAGTAATTCAGTAGCGGATTTGAGGATACCATGTGATGGAGTATAATCAGGAGTCGGCAACCCAAGAGGTGCAGCTATACTCTTTGCCAGCATCAATTTAGATGTATCGTTTAAATTAAGCGTCTTTATAAGCCATGTAGCAACCTTCATTTTGTCTGATATAGTCGGCTGTTTGGGATCGGATTGATAAATCATTGGTTCGGCTTTTCCTGTTTCCAACGCATTCCAACGGAGAACTAGCTTGGCCCTTGCTTCATCATTGAATTTGGTAGCGATGTATAGACATTCGGTTTTGGTAAGTTCATACATCGGCAACTTACGTCCGGTCGAATCCCTATATTCACTGAGCCGAAAACTCGACCCAGTGATTTTCTCCCATGCTGGCTCCATTGCTCTAATTGCTTCTAAAACATGTTTATGCTGCTTGTTGGTTTCTTCTGCAATAGTCAAGCTTGACATTCTAATTGATAATATATTATTCATGACTAATAATGTTGAATTTATACTTTTCTGTTATTCCGTTTAATATTTCATGTGAAATTTTAAACCATTCTCCGCTAATTTTATAATTAATCAGCTTCTTTTGCAACTCTTTCTCACAATCATCATTCATTATAGCATACAGCTTAATATGAACGTTCGCTGTAGCTAATGCCCTTATTCGACTCTCAGGATTTATAGACTTACCTATCTTCACATATCCCGTTGACGAATCAATGGCAATATAGGTTTTATAATCCCGCCTTTTCTTGGTTTTAAGACTTTGAATTAGTTCTTCGCCAAAATCATTTCCAAACATACATTTAAGCTTATGTTCTGCTATTTCAAGAGAGCTCATAGTCTGTTTTGATAAAATTAAATCTGTTGCCATATATTTTACTTTAACTATTATAGAGAGGAACGAGTAATATTCATCCTTCCTCTCTGTTGTATCAACCTTCAATTATCGCCCAATCTGGCAAATATTCTTCACTGTTGATCTCCTTCATTAGTATCTGATTTATTGTTAGGGATTACTTTTGTTTTACCACCAGTTTTATCAACAATAATCGGTTTGCCACCTACTGTAGTTTCGGTACATTGCCCTTCAGGAAACTTATCAATAAAGCGAACTACCTCTTTATCTTCTGTTACATTACTTTCCTCTTTTTCTTCATAAGAGAATACGTCTACAATAGGAGTTTCAGCTACCATGCCGATCTGATAATCTGCCATGGTTCCTTTCATGCCCTCGTCCAGTTTCTTCACTGCGTCGCGCAAGTCGGCAGCTTGTACCAACACTTGGGTAGAAGTCTTTTTCTCGGCACCGCTTTTCTCGTCAAGGGTGATAAAGATCAGTTTGCACTTAAACCAGCGGTCAGCGCTTTCTTCATCGCTGGGGAAAAGTTCGCTATAGTTGGCACGTTTGATGTCCGATACTGTAAATTCTCCTGTGATAAATGGAGTCATCTCCTCGATAATACGTGCTTCTGCTTCTGTAAAGCTGAGTGCATCTACCAGATAAGGTTCCGTCACTTTCTTCTGCATTCCGTTTTCCATTGTTTTCTCGTAACGGATTTTGCACTCAAACCATGTATGCATTGCCATAATTTAATTCTGCTTTTATTTGTTAAAATTTCATTTTTTCTAGTTTCTCGATCTGCTTACGGAGAGAAGTAATTTTCTTCTTTCTCATCTCTTCCGCTTTTTTGATAGCATCTTCCTTAGAAAGAAATGCATCTGTACCAATATAAAAGAAAGTCCAAGACCCATCTTTCACATAATCTCTACCACCTTCAATATTTGATTTTAAAATCTCTGTTTCCATTTCACTTATGCCCGATGACAGGGCATATCTGACTATAAATACTTTTGCCATGATATTCCTTTCTGTTCTGATTTGAACTATGCAGCAAACGAAGAAGCCACTACATAGATGATTTATTTTTTATTTCTTACCGCTTCTAAAACTGGGAGGTTAGTTTCCGTTGGTATATATATCACAGTTTTATCATTCAAATTGCTTTGTTGACGTACCCACAAATATTGGATATATGCAGGGGTAATACTTCCATTTTCAATTTTAATCGCTTCGGCAGCACCTTTGGCTCGTTCGATTTCAGCTTAGGCATTCAACTTTTCCGCTTCCAAATTAGCTTTCGCCTCTTCAATCTTTATTTTACGGTTTTGTTCTGCTTTAGCGAATTCAGCCTTTCCTGACATTTCTTGCTGCCAAACGTTATAATAAGGGATGGGAACTATTTTGTTGAAGTCAATATAACGTAGGGAACCATTATCATAAGGTTTGCCCTTCAAAAACTTTATAACTTTCTCAACTTTTTGATTATCTGCTTTGATAATTAGTCTATTTGTTATATGATTAGGCATAATTTTTTCCTTTCTTTATAGTTTTACGTTAGTCCTTGTTTTTCAAGGATTAACAAGTGTTATGTTAGCAATAAATCATCTTCCGAATACTTCTTCAAACTTACGGTCTAAAGCGTTCAATATTCGCATCCTAACAGCATGATCGGCAGAAAGATTATCAATTGAGCAAATTCTTGAAATCAGTTGCTCACGAGAACCGCAGAAACAACCACATGTATAAAACGGAGCAACGTTGGGGTAATTATACTTGTACCATAAATGATTTGTACCCTTGATGGCTACATAGGTCTCTGTGATTATGAATTCTTCATCAGATGATGTATACCCCGGAGTGTTGGGATTACCAGCGACATTTCCGCGGACAGACCAGTAGCTATCTTTCGACAGTTCGACAAGCGTATCTACCGGAGTGTTGGGATTACCAGCGACATTTCTGCGGACATCACAGTAGCTATTTAAAATTTCATTCTTTTCCATTGTATATTTTCTTTTTTAATTTTTTACTTAGCTTTTTGGCTTGCCTTGCTTTATCAAGTTCGCAGGGCTTCTTACAATATTCATTAATTAATTCTGCACTCTTATCAAGAAGCCGAATAACGGTCTGCACATCTGTTTTGCATACTTCCATTGTTTTTAAGTATATGTTTGCGAATCCAGGAGAAACCACCGTATAGCCATTTATTTTGCTTACATAATAATAACCTATCACCTTTGGGATAGAATATAACCCAGCCAAATCCTTTCTTAGGAACAATGAATTCGAATCCATAATCATTTCGTTGAATAACTTCATAGCCTAAAGATTTGATAGCAGGGAGAATTGAGGTTACAAATTGGCTATACCGTTCTTCTCTTCGCTGTTTTACAAATTGTCCGTATTCTTTGCCAGCTCCACTCATGGCAATTCTATTTTATCAAAGTCAATACCTTTTTCATTCATGAAGTCACCAAGGGCGATAATCAATTCGCGTGTAGTAGTGACCTTGAAAGCCCTCGTTAACAATTCAGGATATTGCACTTTAGCTTGACCAACAAAAGGTGATTGTTCGTTAGTCTTTTGTTCTGCCATAGCAAACGGATTGATTGGTCGTGATTTGACTTGTTCTGCTTCAGTAGCTTTACGAGCTTCTTCCACTTGTTGCTTTTCTTGTTCCGCTTTAATCTTAGCCTCTTCTGCTGCCTTAGCTCGTTCGCGTTGTTCTCTCAGACGATTTGCATATTGAATAGTAGAAGTGATATTAAGCGTGTCCATATAATAGGTACGAAGAACATCAAAATCTTCACCAAAACCTTTCAGCGTAGATAGCTCATTGTCAACCTTAGCAAATATGGCATCAATATCACTGCAAACAGACTTCATGCTCGCAGTCTTGTTTAACCATTCCTGCTTGAATACTTTGTTAAAATCTACAAGATTGGTGTTCATGCCATCAAAATAGGTTTTAATGTTTGCTTTTTTCTTTTCCTTATATTGCTGCTCGTTCTGTTTTACTACAGCATCAATCTTAGAAGAACATTCTCCGATAAGCTTCACTGTATCGTTTACCACCTCTTTAAATTCTATGAAAGGTTTCATGAACTCTTTCTCAATTTCAAGACGTTTGGCATTAAGAGTTTTCGCTGCTTTATTAAGAGCTGCTTTATCTTTCTTTGCCTGATCGATATTATCATCGTTGTAGTTAGATATATCGTACTTCGGCAAATTTACCATTACAATGTCTCTAATTTGCTTGGCATTGGTAGTAAGGCTACCGAGTGTCTTTTCACTAACAACCAGTTCTAGGTCTCTTTCTTGGATTGCTAATTGTGTTTCCATTGCTCTATTTTTTATTTAGTTTATCAACAATACGTTCTATCACCTCTGCATTATCTACTGAAAGCCATTCCTTTGCGACATTCCATGCTATGCTTTTTGATGCTTTGAAATTATTAATACTGGTGGAATGATGAGATAAACGACCTTCTGTAGGTTTTAATCTCTTATCATGAAGTTCACATAAGCCATCATGAAAGAATGAACAATAATTATCGCCCGATGCAATTTGGATCATAGGAACTGGGAAATCAATAACCCCCATTATCATTCCGGCTCCCCAAAGAGTGGGGAGTAACCGGTCTGAATAACCCGCATCTATCAGTTTCTCAATATCTTGCGGGGTTCCTAAACAAGGAGTATGGCATTGCATTTTGCATAATGAACATTTGCATTCACATGGTTTTCTACCTGTTTTTCGTATAATACGCTGGAGTTGAGTTTCTTTTATCAATGAATCGCCCATTATTCTATATCCGCTATTTGGTTAATAATATCGTCCGCCATTCTAATACGCTTCTCCATTTCTGCAAAAACCTTTTCGTCTGGTAGTATACGAACAATGTGAATGTTATGCTTTAAGAATGGCTGGTAACAAACAAAATCAGTCCATTGTGCCTCACAACAAGCCATATGAGAGAGGCATTGGTAATAATAGTCCGGGTTGACAATAAGGAGGTCGTATGTATTGGTTATTTCAGATAGATACTTAACATAGGTATCTATGTTAGGTACTTTTATCTCAAGACATCCACGTTCCCCAGTTCCTTCGTCATAGAAAAGCCCATCCGGGCTGCTCGCGAAGTTAGGAATAGTAGGGTGCTTGCACAATCCCACTTCTACAATACGCCTTCCTGTTAGCTTAGAATACAAGTCACGTGCATACGCTTCTTGTTCGGTGCCAAAATCTATCGCTTTGGATGAAAAGGAATATTGGTTCTTATATATTTCCCATATTTCTTCATCACTTTTGACTTCATCAAGCAGGTCACGCTCTGCCGCTTTTTTGTAAATATATCCCTTTGCAGTATCTCCAAAAAGTTCATCTTTTTTACGAGATGATTTCATTAGTTTACCTATTTCGGAACCAGTGAGAACTCCAAGGCGACATTTTAACCATTCATCAGTTCTTTGCTGTATATTATTTATTGTATTCATTCTTATAAACCCATTTTGATTTTTTGTATAGTTTAATTTTACCTTTCAACGCTTTATTGATAGATGTAGAGTTAAATCCAGTCTTTCTGCTTGCGTCTAACTGGCTTTCATATTCAGATATAAATAATCCATTAGCATCAAGCTGAACAATTGGAATTCTTGATGCCTTTAATCCTGCTTCAAGGCATTTCTTACTTGGTCTTCTTCCTTTTCTGCACATTGACATAGCTGCTATTTGGACAGTAGATAGTTTTCGACCTGTCTTAGTTTTTGATATTTTACTTTTTGTAAGTGGATTATTACTATTCTCTTTTGCCGTAACCCATCTAAGATTTGAAACTCTATTGTCTGTTCTAATAGTATTTATATGGTCTATATATTTTCTTATTTTAGGTTCGATGTTGATAATAAATGCCTCCGCTACTACTCTATGAGCAAACATTCTTTTACAAACACCTTTTTTATTTAATGAATATATATAATATCCAGCGCTATTTAACTGAGGACGAAGGATAACTCCTTTCCTAAACTCTTTTTGTCCATTCTTTTTCATCAACAGAGTGTCTAAAGACTTGACCTTACCATAGTTGGACACTTGGTATCTACCCTCATATCCAACTATATCTTTCCATATTTCACCATCATTTTCTATCATAACAGTGTTTTTTGAACATGTTTATTATTCGCGTTATTTTGAGATTGAGTTTCCAATTGCTTCGAGTTAGATTGTTCTTCCACCCCTGCAGCTTTTGCTGCAATTTCGGCAAGTTTATTAGCTTTTGCTGATTTATCAATAATTTCCTCATATTCGGTATCTTGAATATCTTCAACTTCTTCCTTGGTTAAGAATCCCATTGATATTTCAGGACAATAGGCGCGTTGCCAGAAAGCAGCCGCACGATAAGTAAGCATCAGATTTGGCATTGTAGCCCATTTACTTCCAGACTTTGTATACCACCCTTCCTTTATTGCCATTTCAATAGTTATCGGATCTGATTCAAGAATTTCTTTGGTAGAAAGTTCAGTGGCATAAGCAATACATTCAATATTATCCAAATCAGTACCGTCGAACTCTTTTACAACGATTGTATTGCGTCTGTTTGTAGCATCCCACACTGTTTCATTGTATTTTACTTTACCAACCTTCCCTAACGTTCTT